TTAGTCATGTCTTGTATTTCTTGTTCTTATTGGTTCAGATGGCACATAATTCTTATTGTCTAGATATTCTAGCTTTCTGATGTATACTGCCAATCTTTCTTTTATCTGATGATCTGGAGTTCCTTTCTTAAAATAAATTATTGTTCTATCACCAACTATAAATTTCTCCATTTCATCTAAGTTAGGAGATTCTTGGGAGACTTTTAAAGCTATTTTTCTTAGTGCATTCTTTTCTTCTCTAGTTATTGCCATGTTCTAGTAGCCATTCCTGGCAAGATTTAGGTTTATAATTTAACTTTCTTTGCTTTCCTGTAGGAGTAGTTAAGTAATCTTTAGGAGTAAAAGTTTTTTCAAATAGAGTTTCTGGAATAACAAGATCTACAAATATACTATGTTTATCAAATACCCATTTTTGATTAATCTTAAATAATCTTGTCATATTATTCTGATCAAATTTAGGCTTTACTTCTAACCAAGTCTCAAATATCATTGTAGAATCAACAGAATTTCTTAACTTTACATCATAAAATAATCCTTTTAGATTAGATATTCTCTTTATTAAAAAATTAGCTCTACTATTCCAAATAATCTTAAACTCTGGAGTATAAATATGCTCTCTTGTAACTATTAAATACTTCTCTTTAGTAGATTTTACTAATTCTACTGTATAAGGTAATTCTACTTTATTAGATAGTTCTATAGGAGGGCATCTATCAATTTTATACACATATCCTAAATCACTTAACTCAAATAACCACATAAGGAAGTAGACCTCCTCTAAGCTATCACAAGGAATATCCCTATAGCTTAAAGGAGGCTTAACTTTCTTTACTCTTTTTATTCTTTTCTTCATCTTAACTAGCTAAAGCATCATTATAAAGATCTTCTTTCATCTTATCTTCCCAATATTTCATCTCTTTTATAGTTTTAAATATAGGAATATTAGGAGTTATAAAACATTTTTCTATTTCTTTTTTAGTTAATAGACCATATCCAGCTAATATCCAATCTAATTTAAACTTATTAAATTCTCTACTTAAAGACATAAGATTAGAAGAAGACTCTAAAAAATCAGTGTTAATATATAACCCATATTCTTTAGTTCTTTTATTCTTAGCAATAACTGCTACAGGGATTACTACCCCATTACAATGAGCAAATACAACACCTCTACCATGTGTAAAATAGTTTGGTACTAAAACATATCTAGATTCTACACATAAAGATATAGTAGAACCATTCCTAAAAGTTGATAAAATAGTAGATTTTAAACTTCTTGAAGTATAAGTATTATTAGATATATCTGGTACTCCTAATTTAAATAGTCCAGGTATATCATAAACACTTTTATTATTAACTTCAAGTACACAAGATGGAGGATAAGTAATTAGCATAGATGGAGTAGCTAAGTTTTCTAAACCGCTGATAATGTCTTTTGGCTGCATAATTCAAAATTAAAATACATTAAAGGAATTATAAATTCAGTTTTAAAAGGTAGTTCTCTTATAGAATCTCCTAGATTTTTATTAGCTAACCAATTAGTAAAAAGACTAGTAATAAATGACCCTATCATAGCTGCACAATGAGTAGTTTGTTTAAAACTACATAAAGGTTCATCTCCTTCAGCATCACTAAATAAAGTAAGTCTATAATCTTCTTCTAACCCTGGAGTAACTACAAATACAAATCCTGTTTCAGCAGATAATCTACCATCTATAAATAACTCTCTATCTTCTTGAGCAACCCATTTTTCAAAAGCTAATTTCCTAACTTCCATATTATCAGGGCCACAAATTACAATAGGAGCTGTCATAGACTCCTCTTCATACTTACCATAAGTAGATACTGAAGTTTCAGGTGAAAACTCAGAAACTATATCTTTAACCGCTTCTGCTTTGTTTTTACCTAAATCTCTTTCTCTAACACATTGACCTCCAAGATTATGCTCTTCAAAAGAATCATGGTCATATACATATAAATTATGCTGTAATCTAGAAATAAATAATGCTACCCAAGAAGAAATACCACCAGCTCCAATAATTATAATATCCAGTGGCTCCTCTGTTATAAAAGGAGCATCACTGAATCTTGTCATTAATTCTTTTTTCATATTAAAAATCTCTTACATTAAATGATTGTTGATAATTTCTAAATTCTTCTTCTTCTAATACTGTAAAATCTCCATCAACTCCTCCAAAAAAATCATTATCTGTTCTGTATTCTTGAAATAGATTAATCAATTCTTCTGCTACTATATTCATATCTTTATAAGGAGATAATAAAGAAATCATAGTATCTAATACTTTGTTTTCCTGTTCAACATATATATCATCCCATTCAAAGTAATTCTCCATAAAGTCATGTAAATTTGTATCTACATAATCTATATAAAATCCTATGTAACCTCCACCAGCTTCTAAAATTTCTTTCTCTACTTTTAAAATAGCTTGTTGAAGATCATATAATCCAGTAGTCATATCCATATAGACAAGCTTTACTAGAAAATGACTAATAGATTTATTAATCTCCTTAGAACCTTTTGGATCTTTAAGATTAGATTTTGAAAATGAATTATATACAAATGGATCTTTCTTATTACTTTTAGTGAAATTATCTTTTTTATCACCAGTATTCCATTCTATTTCCTTAAATTTTCCACCTTCATAAAGATATTTGCCACCACCTTTAGAAAATGCTGAAGTTTTTTCTTTCTCAGCATCTAATCTTTTCTTAGTAAGATCTTCAATTCTCTTACCTAATATAGCATCAGCCTCAATCATAACTTTACAGTTATATAAGAACAAAACTTCTTTATCTACTTTTTCAGTCTTTAGAGTAACTAAGTTTCCTTCATTACCCTTTAGTTTAATGATTTCTGAAGGTGTTGAAATAGTGCCTACACTAGCTATCTTAGCATCAAATTCTGTTTTGTTATTAATAACTACCGATAATAAGAAGTTATAAAACTCAATATTATCATGAATATCACTCATATCAGTAGTACTATGAAAACAGCTCATCGTATTATGACTATGAATTTTATGTCTTTGATACTCAAGTAACTCTGGATTACTTTCCATATATTCTATTAGAGTAGAATCAGTCTCATATTCAGTATAACCTGAACTTCCAATATCTTGTAGGAAGAAGTCATGAGCTGTTATTTTAAAATCTTCATCTCCAATATTACCATGAACTTCACAGAATAATGTACCTGACCATTCTCTATCAAATGATTTAGATATTATGAACCATAGTTTCGACATTAGATTTTTCTTCATTACTACTGGAACTATCTGATCCATCTGAATTTCTGGCAATTTTACTTTTTTTGGTAATGTTTCTGATAATTCTTTCTTTGACACACCAGATGATTTGAGGGTGGACTGTTGTTTCATATGCATATTCTGATTTTGTTAATTCTACTTTTGTTTTTATTGATACTCCATTAAAGGTAAATAATTCATAGGGTCTAAAACTTCTAGGCATTTCCTCAATTATACTACCTCTATAATAGCTTCCTTCAAATTTTATTACTTGATCTGATATTGATAGATACATTTTTTTCATAAAGTCTTCTTCATCTATATGTACCTGAATATTATTACTACTTACTGAAATACTATATTTAACCTTTTTACTAATAAATTCTTTATAAAGTCTATCTATCCTGCTTAAAGATCTATCGTAAGATACTTTAGTATTAGCATATAAATTTCGTATTTTTCTATAAGGGCCTCCTTCTAGAGATTCCCATTGAATATACTCATTTATTTGATATAGAAACAATTGAAATAAATCATCAGTATATGTATCTTGTAATACACTTAATGTCTGAGTAATAGGCCCACTTCCTAAACAAAACTTGCCTATATTAAATCCTCCTTGAGAAAGATGGGAATGACTATAGTTTTTAACATATTCCATAGGACTAAGAGTAGCTCTTCGGCCCCATAGTGTTAATTTAAATCCAACATCTTCATTTTTATAAAAACTGATTATCACATATAAATCCTTAATATAGTTTTTAGATGTATTGTTTTTTATATAAAATCCACTAAAATGAATATATATGTTGGAACCTATTATATCCCAATTATTTTCTCCATAGTTAGAATCTAATAAATTAGACATGTTATCAAAATCTGCAACAAATCTTCTTACTGTAGGAGCTAAATTTTTTTTCTCTTGTTCTAATTCTGATATAGTATTTTTATAACTTAATATTCTAAAATTATAATTCTCATCTAATTTATTTCTAAAAATTGTAATATCTTCTGTATATCTTCTTCTTATTTTATAAGAATACTCTAAAATACTTTTATTAGGAATAGATTCTATAGATGTTATTAGCCTATAAAAGTCTAATATCCTTCTATTATTATTATATATCTCTTGTTTATATTCAGCAATCTGTTCATATAAATTAATGAGTTCAGATTTAAAATTATATTTTAATGAAGATATAAAAGCTTCTTTTTTCCTTTGGTTAGAAGTAGAGGTGTTAACCTCTTCAACTAACACCTCTTTAACTTCTTCCATAAAATATTATCTTAGTTTTTAGGTAATGATTGCTTTAGAGCATTCCAATCGTTATTTAACTCTTCTAATTTAGCAGCATCATAAATATCTTTATTAAATCTATTTATAATACTTAATCTATATTCAATAGCAAAGATTCTCTCTTTAATCTCTTCTTCAAATAGAATACTAGTTTGGTTAGAAGCAGCTCTTGTTTTTCTGTCAATATAATCCTTAGCAGAATCTACTAACATATTTAATTCTAACTCACTCTTACCAGAGCAATTTCCAATTAAAGCAAGAAGATCTTCATCTTCCTCCTCAATAGCATAAACTCTGTAAGCCTTTACTGCATCCTTAGCATCAAGATAAGAAAGAGTTGATACTCCACTTTTCACTTTAGTTGCTGAAAGAAATAATTTAAAATCTTCAGTAGGCAATACAGCAGTACCTGACTCTAAAGTTAAGTGAGATCCTCCTAAAATAGCTTTCATCCCTTCATAGGTTACTCCAGCTTTAGTAAGATCTACTTGTAATTCTTGCCAAGTAGTAGCATTTGTTTGGACTTCCTTCTTAGAAGCTCCAGCAGTATTATAAACTGTTACTGTAGTCATTTATATTTGATTTTGCGTTTTTGATTATCTTGTTGAGAACTTTAATAGAATAATATTTTCCTATAGCTTTATACATATCAGTATAGTCTTTCCACTTACTATTAGGTATAAATATAGGAATTATATTATGTTTTTGGGAAAGTTCATGCCCATATTTTAATCCTGCCTTGTCGTTATCCATTAATAAGTAAATAGTATTAAACCTGTGTTTTAACTCTTGCATAACAGTAGGCTTAATATCTCCAGACTCACTTTGAATGGAGCAGCTATAAATATTATTGTTTTCAATAATACTCATACTATCCTTTAAACTTTTACTTATTATTAGTGTTTCTCCAGTCTTGGGTAGTTGAGAAAACCCCTGTATTACACTCTTATCAGCATTGTTAATCCATTTATTCTCTTTATCTAGTGGACTATATATCTTCCAGGTGTAAATATCATCTTTAGCTTCTAAATAACCAAAGCTAAATGATGGATTTATTACCCAAGAATTGATAAATATTCTTTTTACACTAAATACATTATACTTTTTTAAAGTTTCTAAACTAATACCTTGATTACTCCACCATAAAATTTCTTCTTTATTATATTCTTTAGTTTTTACTCTTATAAATATTTTCTTATTTATGGTACTATAATCTATATCCTTTCTAGGAACTTTCTTTTTAATTGTATTTCCTTTAAATTCTGTAGGTAAAGAAACATCTGCTAATCCAAAATCAATACATATTTTACACAATGCTTCAAAATAGTTAATTCTATATAATTGACTTACAAAAACAAAACAGTCTCCCTTATCTTTAGTAGCATGGTCATAGAATAACAGTTTGTTGTATTTTTCACTATAGAATATACTAAATGAAGGAACATCATCTTTTCTTAATGGACTAGATGTATTACCTTTAAAATCATAATCTGGAAAATAAAACTTGAATATCTGATAATCAGATATATTGCTAAGTATATACTCAGCAGTTGGTAAAGGTAATTGTTGATTAACTTTTAGCATTGTGCAAATATAATAAGAAATGGGAAGTAAAATACTTCCCATCCTTATTATGATTAGTAATTAATTAAAACGCAGGTTTAGCTACTAGAGTTTTTGGATCATCTGCTCCAAAAAATTCTAGTTTACTTGGATCAGCTACTTCTGTAAGAGTATAGTTACCCTCACCAAAATAAATAGTAGTAGCTCCACCATTAGCTTTATATTGTTCTAAATCCTTATATATCTTTTCTCCATTTTTAGCCCAAGATCTGTCTGTTTTTCTAGTATAAACTACCTGTTGGAATTTAGTATTTCCTTCTTTATCAGTATATTGTTTAATACCTAGACACAATTTAAATTTATTGTTACAAACAATTCCTTTTAATTGGCTAAAATCACCTTTAAGAAAATCTCCAACATTAAGTTGAACTTTATCTCCTTGTTTTGTAGAGTGATTAATCCAATTTTTTATAGCATCAGTTAATTCCTCTTCTCCAGTTTTAGCCTCTCTCAATTCAGTAGTATTAAACCAAGTCATATTCTCAGGTACACTACCATCACTAGGAAGATATGCAAATCCTCCAAATGCATTAACAAACTTAATTTTACCTCCAGAAGAAACTTTAGTTTCATCTACAATAAAAAAGTCTGCTTTAGTTCTAATAGAATTAGCTTCATCGTCATTATTTAACCATAAAGTAATTCTTACTTGTTTTTTGCCTTCAGAATTTTCAGAAACATAGGAAGGCTCCTCTTTCAAATCTATCTTAAATAGATCTTTCATTTCTTGTTTAGTAGGATTAATCGCTACTACTTTGAAATTCTCAGTACCAGTATAATACTTATTATCTCTCTCTGTACTTTCATTTACTTTTAAACCACCACTCATAATTATTATAATTTAATTGTTAGAAAAAATATTACTCTGCAATAACAGCACTCATAGCCATATTGTTTACTCCCTCAACACCTAAGTTAGGTTTAGTATCATCTACTAAAGTAAATCTAGATTTTCTAGGCTTACTTCTAAGATTAATATCAAATCCTTTAGCAATTTTTCTAACATCAGTAACTGAAATCTTAGTATCAGCCATTTTTGTTAATTCAGTAGACATTTCCTCTACATTTAAACCTTTGTTGAAAAGGTCTAACACACTAGTTTTTGTGATTTTTACCATTTTATTTGTTTTTGTTAATTATAATATTCTTCAATCATTTTAATAATAGCTCCCAAATCATTATCTAAAGCACTAGAAGGGAACATACCTCTTGGAGCTTTAGCTGTAGTAACACCATCTGTTTGAGTTAGAAACTTGTATTCAGGTTCCTTATTTACTCCATTAACAGATACATCAGAAAATAATACTATAGTAAATAGACCCTCAACTGTAATAGCTGAATCTAACATTTTACCAATAGTTCTAATTTTTCTTTTCTTACCATTACCCATATCTTCTACTTCATCATGGAAGATACATACTACATTTAGATCTGCTCTAGCTTGTCTTGCAGCATTTAAGATATTAAACATATCAGAAGCTATCAGGGAGAACTTATCAAATCCCTTATCTCTAGCTTTCTCCATATATTGAAAACTCATGCTATAGCCTATCAATTGTTATCGTAAGAACTCTTTATTTCTTACCTCTATATATTACTATATAGTTCAGACTATCTCTTCATATACCTTTAAATCTTAGTAGATATAAGTATATGTTCTGCACTCTTGGATATTTCCTCTTCAGCACTGCCTGTTAAGAATACTTTATCTAGTCGTTGATCCTTCAATGTATTTCTACAAGGCTTGGATTAGGGTTATCCTATAAGGACTTTCCCAGATTCACAGAATTTAAAGACGACATAGGCAATTTATATAACATACTTGGAATTATATATGGGTACACCATATCTATAAATTTGTTTACACTTTTAGATCTTAAATATAACCTTTTATATTTTCTATTCTTTTGTAAAGTAAATTCTAAATTAAATTTATCTTTTAAAAAATTACAAAATAATAATTGTTGTTCTTCTGAAAAAGAACATATGTTTATATTTATAGATTTACCATTAATATTCCCATCATCCATGAATAAAAAAGCTAATGATTTTTCAGTAAAAAATTCTTTTAATAAATTAAAAGGAATAATTTTTTTTCTTTCATTATAGAAAGATTCTGCAAAATAATCAAGATCTTTAATATGCTTAGTGTCTAAGGAATAAGTGTTATTAAACTTATTAGTATAGTTATTTAATACATAATTTTTATGAATAGCATTATCTGTACATATATTTTTAAAAATAGAAGCTTTATGGTATAGATATTCTTTTTGAGAATCACAATGAGTTATAGATAGTTTATAATGAGTTGAATTACCTGCCTTTTTTAGGCATCCATCTCCCATTATTGTTCCTATTAAAACTTCTTTTTGTTCTCTTGTTAAAAATAATATTTCAGAACCAGACTTATTAGAAGTTAAATTTAAAGATTTTAACTTTCTTCCTACAGCGTGTTCATCATAATTTAGAGATTTTGATATTTTTCTATTACTTAATCCTAAAGAATGTAATTCTATTATTTTTTCTATATTTAAAATTTTCCCCATATAAATATATACGTCTATAAGCTACTTTATGTTACATAAATTTTTAATTTTTATCGTCTAGCACTAAAGTTTTAATTTCAGGTCTATTACTACTAATAAACTCAATAGCTGCACATATGGATTTACTATCACTTATTGCAGCATAATTACCACCTGCGGAAATACCCTCTTTATAGTTTTTCATCCACCCTTTAAAAGGAAGAGGTTTTCCAGCAGTATTAATTATTGCTGTTGATTTTGGATCTAATGTCTCAATACTTGTTGACTTCCCTGATCCAGAAGGGCCAACAACACCTATCATATTACTCATTTTGTTTGTAATTTTTTAATAATTGCTTTCTTTAAGCTTTCTAAATCTTTGGCTTCAATTTGTTCCAGTATAATCATATCAGCAATTTGCTGTTGATTAAAATACTTTTTATTACTTACTGGCCTATTACTAGTTAATAAATTACCCGCATAACTTTCATTTATAGTATATAAAAAAGTAACTTTAGGATATTTAGCTTTAACCTTTTTAACTGCTTTATTATATTCAACAATCTCTTTAGTTTTTAAAAGAGCTTGTTTTTCTTTTAAAGTAATAGGTTCTGGAGATTTATTTAACTCTGCATAAAGAGTTCTAGCTAAAGCCTGTATTTCTTGACCTTTTAATTTTTCCATACTTATTTATTAGATTTACTTACTCTTATTAATAAAGTCTTAGCATAAAGCTCATTAACCTTAAATCTTTCCATTAAATCTTGGAAAGTAACTGGCTTATTTTGCTCAATATATGCTATCATAGCATCTTCTCTAGTTTCTTGTATTTTCTGTTCTATTTCTTCCATAAATTTATATTTAGCTGATGTAGGATTTCTTCTTAAAAAAGTATCAAACTGCTTTTTAAACATTTCTAAACAAACCAAATCATATTCTTCTACCCAACTACTCATAATCACTATAATTTATTTTATCCTTCTTAGGTAACTCTGCAAAACTTCCTGCTTTAGGATTTACATATAGACCTATAGCAATATTATCACTTGATAGCCTATTCTTTAATATCTTAAGCATAATCATATTAGATTTAAGCTTATTAATATCATAGCCTAAACAGTTAGTCATATCTAACTTATAAGGGCACATAGTACCTAATACTATATCAGCATCAGCATATGGATTCCTAGTAGATTTAAAGTCAGTCATTTGAGGAGATAAATCTACTCCTTTAAACTTAGCTCTGTCTACAGTAGATAAACCATCATTAAACTGAGATATAAATAGAAAGCTACATCCAAACATATTTCTAAGTTCTACAGCATATTCTGACATTTTATCAATAACTTCTTTATCAGAAAATCCTCTTTCTTTAAGTAATAATAATAAGTGATCTAGAACTACTAAAGTAACACTATCAGGGTTATTAGGTATATACTTTTTAATTTTTTGCTTTTCTTTTCCTTCCTTATCTATATAAGGTTCATACTCAAAATTGCCTTTACTAGCAAAATGATTCCATAACTCATTATAAATTCCAGTAGGATTAGTAGCTTTAAATCTAAAGTGTATTTTCTTAAATAACTCCTCCATATAAGGTATCTCTGAATTGACTAACTTTTCTTGATCAGGAGTTAATCTATTGTCTCCATAACCTTTAATTACTTCAGGAGGAATTACTATACCATACTTATTAAATATAATAACTGATAGCCAATTACATTGTTTACTAAGCTCATCAATCTCATAAGAATAATAAAATACATCATATTCTATTGATTTAGCTTCAGCATCTAATATAGAGTTTAATACTATAAAATCTGCTAGAGTAGTTTTGAAAGTACCTGATTGGCCTCCAAGGAGAGTATATACTGCTCTTTGAACACCAAATATGTAATCATTTAACCTGTTAAATCCATTAGCTAATCCTTTATATTTACCAGCTAAACCATCTTGTATTCTTCTTTTAAGACTCATATACCCTCTATCCTTTCTGTAGATATAATGGTATTATCATTGATTTCCTCACACCATTGTAATAATCTACTTATCTTGTTAATTCTGGTATGATCTTGATTCTTAAATATAAAATAATCAGCCTGTTGTAAATATGTATAATTGTTTCCTTGACAAGATTGTATATAGGCTTCAGTAGCTTTAAGAATATGTTCCTTACTATATTGTGGATAGGCTCTCATAAATTCAGCCATATTCTTATTACAAGTTTCTGAAGAACCCATAACTCCTTGTTTTTTACCTTTAAAAAGACTTCTATACTGAGATATAAAGTCCATAACTTCGGTTTCAATAAGTTTCTGTAATTGTGGTCTGATTTTAATTTCTAAGTTCTCATAGTTCATAATTCTAATATAACCATTCTTTTGTAGATTATTTAGAATATCAACTACTTCATAGTTACTTAGAGTATTATAATCTATCATTTCTTAAAATATTTAAAAATTTAGGTAACTTAATACATTTAAGTATAAAGTCATATCTATCTTTTTCACCTATTTCCTCAGTATGCTCAATAGCTTCCCAAAAGAAGCAATATCTACTAAAATTATTTGACCACTTAATTTTGGGATTATATCCCGATTTTATAATAAAAACTAGTGTAATACTTACAATTATCATGATTGTTATATTAACATCATGCAAAGATACTATATTTCTCATTAATATCCCATATTTTTCATAATTAATTTTGAATCTTCTTCTTCTATAAAATAATCTTCTTTAAATTTCTTAATATCCTCCCCACTAAGTAATGTATCAAATTCAAAATTCACTAAATCTGCAATATCATTATTATCTTGTTCCTCTAAAAACTCTGGATCATACACCTGCTTCAGATATATCATATAACTATCAAACTCATACTTAGTAACTTTACTTGGACTACTAATTTTTATAGATGGCATAATTTATAAGTTTTTAGATTAATAAAAAGGGGAAGAACATTTCTATTCTCCCCCTAACAAACATCAAGATAATATAATACTAGAACTCCTTCATAAGGGTTTCAAAATACTTAATAGACTCTTTTACATCGTCTAAGTTAGTTTGAGCAGCATCTCTTGCTTCTTGTGCTCTTTGTATGTTTCTGATGTAAGCATAGTTATCAGTAATCATAGTTATTGGAAATTTAGCATCATTTAATGCCTCATTAGCATCTTCTAATGAACCCTCTAAATCTACTTCTTTAGCTCTTAAAGCAGCTAATTGTGCATCTACAGCAGATACAGCTTTTCTTGCAATTTTTGCAGCTAACTCTTCATTATTATCTCCTTTTAATTTAGCTACTACTTGTTGAATAAACAACTTTCCTTTTTTTACTTCTGTTGACATAGACATTTGTTTGTTTTTAAATAATTACTAATTTACTCTTTTTGCTCTTACTTGTTTTTACTATTACTGGTGATTGAAACTCTAAATTGTCTTTACTGCTCTTATGATATTCTTGCATAGTAGTACTTTTTTCTTGAGTAATCTTAATTAATCTTTGTGTAAAAGTACAGTTTTCTGTAGTATGAAACTCTTTATTTGTTAGTAAATTTTTCCATTTATAATAAGCTTTATCACTAGATTGAGAAGAAAAATAAGGAGTTTCACTTCTATCTATAACAGCTACTGTATCACCTAATTGATAATGTTGTGGATAATCTATTGAGTCAAAATTTACAATAAACTCTTCTCCTACATTAAACTTATAACGATGATCAGTTTTAGTTTCTGGTTTTGAGATAATTTCTGCCCATCCTTTTACAGAAGAATAAAGCCATCCTCCAGTTTTATGATTTTGGATTACATCTCCATAATCATCTAAATAAGAATCTTCGTAACTAAAATCTGTATTTACAACTTCTACTTCAGAAGAAGGGCCTTCTGAATTATATACTGATTTAAATTTAGTTCCAATAGGATACCATCTTTTAGCTTCAGCTAATAATTCATCTGAAGATTGTTCTTTAACTTCTAATGATTTTAAATCTTCTTCTACAGGAGAAAATTCTCTTTCTAGACCTATATAAGCCCAGTAAGTATTACTTGCAACGTATTTATAATTTTTAGGTATATATATCTTAGTTCCCACATCCCTTTCTAATTCAAATACAGGGGCATCAAACTGATTTTTACCAGCATAAAAAGCAAAATTTCCATTTGTATGCTTATATTTTTTACCTACTATTAAATCTTCTATTTTCATAATTTCTTTAGTTTAGTTATACAATCTTCTATATTATCACAATAAATCATATTGTATGCAGTTATATTTTCAAACATCTTATCAAACCATTTAACTTCATTGGTATTAGCTGTTTTAAATACAAATACATTACCCTGATTATCAGAGTTACGCAACCTACCTAACTTTTGTACATTTTGTAACTCTTTAGAATAATAAGAGTGCATAATTACATTATCTAGATTTTTGATATTAGCTCCTTGTACAAGTAGTTTATTAGCAGCAAGTACATCTAATTCACCTTCATCAAAAGAATCTCTTAGTTTTCTGTTAACTATGTCAGAATTTCTGGAACTTACAGTATTAGGAGTAATTTCTAGTAAAGCATCTAAATCATTACCAAATATTAAAGCTTTGGAAGTTAAATTCTTAAGAAGCTTTTCAATAGCTGTAGCTTTGCTTTTAGCCTTATAAAGTACCTTAGCCCTAGCTGCTGCTGAAGTTCTTATCTTAAATTCTTTAACTCTCTGATCTTGTATAAATAATGACTTTTTAAACTCATTATCCCAATAATCATAAGCTGCTCTTTCAGTTGTTAGAAAAGGCTTTAACTTAGTACCAGAAACATAATTCTTATTAACCATATCTAAATGGTGATTAATAACAAAGATATTAAGTTTCCTAGAAGCATTATCCTCAACTGATTGATTAAGAGTATAAGTATAAACTATTGGACATATTTTATCCAACAAATCTCCTTTAGTAAATTCTACACCATCTTCAGTAGTATATTTAACTGTTCTATCTGGAGTAGCACTTAAGCCTAAAAGGTAATCATACTTATTATTTAAGAAATACTGGCTATAAGATGGGCTTAGAGAGTTATGTATTTCATCCGCACAAACAAAGTTTACACTTTCATTTTCCCACTTATAAACAGTTTGATAACAAGCAAATTTAATATTAAAATTTAATATATCTTTATTAACAACTTTACTAAATTTAATTAAATCAGCTCTTAAGTCAATTTCTCTTTGTGTAGTTTCAGCTAGAAACAACACTGAAAAGTTCTTAGCAGCTTTCTTATCAAGATTGAAACTTAATAAAGCTTTAAAGAAACAAAAGGTTTTACCAGTACCAGTAGCTAATGCTAAAGTTCCAATACAATTATTATTCTTCCAAGCCTCAACAGCTTCATTTTGAATTTTATTTTTAATTAAATCTAGTTCCATAGTTATTCAATTAGTTCTTTTAAAGGTTTTAGTTTGTTAAGTAATACTTTAATAGCAACATTTTCTATCTTAAATCTTTCATATTCTTCTTTAGCTTTTTCTAAATCACCAATTATACTATAATCTTCTCCCTGCTCAAAAGTTGTTTCTAAAGCAGTTATTAGTTTAAATGTTTTATCAAACTTACTCTCTGCTTCCAAAGAATATTTAAGTTCTGTTTCTAGTATTTTAAAAAGAAACTCTATTTCTTCTTTTTCTAGGTTTGTACTTTTTAGTACTTCTGTTAAATTCATATATTTATTTTGAGGTTTTGTAATGTTCACTAGTATCTACAATTTTTGCAATATTCCAAGTGTATAAATCCTTATTTCTCTTTAGTTTTTTAAGATAATACTTAACTTGTTGTCTTGGAGTTATTCCATTTTCATCAATTTCACAAAATACTACCCAATAATCTAGATCTTTATAATCTCCATTATTTTGATTTATTCTTAAGGTATAGCATATTATATATGAAGGATATTCTTTTTTTTCATCCATTTTATTTTTTCCAATATTTTTCTATATATCCATCTACCCCTATAGGATATCCAATAACTTCTTGAAAAGCTCCAACCATACAATCTATCATTATTCTTTTCCATTCTACAGCTAAATGATCCTTAGCTTCACAAACTACAGCATCATGTAATTGTAGAACAAATCTTACATCTTCCTCTGTTAATCCCATTAATCTTCTAGTATTATACATTTTAACCATAGCTAACTTAACTATGTCGGCACCTGAGCCTTGTATAAATGTATTACCAGATTGTCTTTCAATCTCTCCTAACTTAGCAAAATCTCCATTATGAGGTTCAAAGAATCTAATTCTACCATAAGGAGATTTAGTTCTTATATAGCTATTCTTTTTACCATAAGTTTTCAGCTTATTTAAAAAGTCTGTTAACTTAGGTAATCCTTTAAAGTAGCCAGATATAACATCTTTAGCTTCATTTAAAGGAATATTAATAGCATTACTCAATTTTTGTGGCCCACCACCATATAAACTGAGATAATTAAGAGTTTTAATCTTATCTCTCATTTTCTTATGCTCTTTACAAGAACATTTTTGTTTAGAAGTGTAATATATACACCCTTCTTCAGTAGAGTCTTTCCATTTATCTTTATAAACAGCTTCAGCTACTACTGAATGTAAATCATAGCCATTTTCAAAGGCTTCTATCCAACTATCTTCCCCACTAACACAACCTGCAATTACTAGTTCCATAGCAGAATAATCACAATCAATAAAGCTATATCCTTCCCTAGCTATAAAACAGTTCCTAACTTCATTTAAAGCAGGTATTTGTTGCATATTAGGAGCTTCATCTTTTTGACCAGAGCTAACTCTACCTGTTTGTAATATTTGCCAAAAAGATGTATGTACAGAGTTAGTTCTAGGATTAACCCACTTTAAAAACTCTTTACCAAACTTAGATACAGCTACTTGATTCTCTTTATAATCTAAGTATAACTCTACTAATGGGTTAGAGTACTTATACTTTTCAATTATCTTTTCATTAACAGAATCTACTTTAAGTCCTGAAATAGATAATATTTCTAGTACCTGATTAGGAGAAGACCAGTTAATCTTAGTTTTTATATCTTCAGTAAAGAAGTCTAATTGATTATCAATATACTTACTATACTTCTTATTACTAAGAATATAAGAGTTTAAAGATTCTTCATATGTATGAGCTTTACCTTCTCTTTCACTAGCTTGAATTAACCACTTATTAATATCAAGCTTCATTCCAGTATATTCTATCTCAGCAAATACTCTCATAGCTAAGTTTTCTAACTCAGCTAATAACATTAAATCCCATTTTTCTAACTCAGCTATTTGACAATTCATAACTTCTTCTAAAGCTATTACATCTTCAGCAGCATATTTAATAACTTCATCAGTAAGACCAACATAATTAATCTTACCTCTAACAGTCTTATCTAGCTTATATTTATCTCCACAATACTTAGTAACTATCTTATCTAATCTAAGCTCTCTATCCTTTAAACCATTAGTTAATATACATTCAGCTAAGAAAGTATCCCATATATAACCAAGTTTAATTCCATACTTCATTAGAAACTTATCATCATACTTTCCATTTTGTAGGATATATGTTATATTATCTCTTTCTAATATAGGTTTAAAGATTTCAGGAGAATATACAGTAGCATCAATAACATACTGAATATCAGCATTACCAAGCTGTAGAGAAAATATATAACCATCCCAACAGTTCCCAATAGTTTCAGTATCTACACCAATATATTGTTGAGCATTAGCATAATTAAATACTTCCTCTACAGAAGCTAATTCAAAACTACTAGGAACTAATTGAGGATTTCCTACAAATTTAATCATATACCTAATTGTTTCATTAATTTTTTTAATTCTGATTTATTTTTAATTGCTCCTCTGAATATTTGTGTTCCTTCGTATCCTATATCTATAGATAGATAAGTTTTATTATTTTCAGCATAATAAAGTATATAAGGTCTATCCGATATAGCGTAATTTTGCATTGCCCCATTTAACATCTTACCTCCAACGTGTTTCCAGCCTAGACTTTCTATATCCTCTTTATCTAGATATTTAACTCTAGATTCATTCTCTAATTCTTGATACCAATCAGTTATAGATCTCTTACTCCAAACATCTTCTTTGCCATTATACCATTTAACTTCATATTCAAATCCAACATAAAATTCTTCTATTGTCGGGGTATAATATTTCTCACTCATAATATATCATTTAAATCATTAACAAACTTAGTAAATTCAGGGTCTTTAATATGTAAAAATCCTCTTACTTCACTATAATTATGATCTACAGTAGCATGATTAAATCCTTTATTATCAGGATAACATCTTTCTACTGCTTTAATAGGTACTCCTCTTAGTCTTAAGTAATAACATATTAACTTCTTCATATTAGATCTAGGTCTATCTTCTATAGAGTTCTGACATCTTTTAAAGAGTAAGTCCTTTATAGGAATACCACTGTAATCACTACAAGTTCTAACAATATAGTCAATATGTTCTTTCTCAGTTCTTTCAGTTAAATCAGGTGTATCCTGTAATCCAGGATATACATATGAACTTAATTGCATAATTCTAATTCAATTTCTTTTGTTTCTTCTATCTTAGCTAATATATCCATTGGTGGTAGTAATTCTTTAAATCTTTTAGCAGCAAAGTGTATTTCTACAAATCCTTGAGCAAATAATTTGGGAGTATTAACTATTTCTTCTAATAATAATCCAGCACCATTAGGGAATGCTTCTACTCCTCTAACAGTATAATTTACTCCTTTTACAGGATAAATATCATCTTCATGTACTCTTCTCCAATTAGAATCATCTACCAATTCTACTATAGATCCTATTTTCATTCTAAATTAATTTTAATTCTCTTTAAATAGTCTGTATAACCTGTTTCTTTTGGATGATGTCTTTTTCCTGTTTTATAACCTTTCCATCTTAAAAAATGATAATAATCACATTCTGTACTATTATGCTCTTCTTTAACATGGGTAGCAAAATGTGTATTTTGCCAATTTTTTAAATAGTCAATACATTCTTTCCAATGTTTAAACCCAGGATTAGGATTCCAACCACATAGGTTATTACCTCCATATTTTAACCATCCTGTTTCAAGGACAATTACTTTTAAATGTATCTCTGGATAAATACATTCTTTTTCAATCATATAGTCATATACTTCTTTAAGTGTAGGTTGACTATATATATTTGTTTGTATTACTATTAAAAATATTAATTTTTTCATAAACTTTTTAATTTAGTTGATATTGTGATTTTCATTGTGTGGTATTATTTATTATATACGGTAGTTATGTGCCATTAAATAGCGACACGTTTGCGAACTTTCCACCACCTATTAAATTGACTGAACGGGTCAAGTATGGGGTTATCTTCACTTGCTTTCCGTTTAGCATTTAGTTCAGAAAGTTTTTTATCACAATCCGCTTCTGTTTCAAAGTTCCATTGCATAATCTCTTTCTTACCATTAAATCCAACTTGATGCCCTATAAAAAACTTTTCTTTCGTCTTTCGTTTATACATTTTTCCAATAATTAACGGCACATAACAAGGGTTTTGCGTAATAGCCCTATCAAGTGTCGTGGTTAATTTTAAGTTTCTACTAAGGGCTACTACGCAAAGCCGCATCACGTTATGTGTAATGGTTATGGAACGTCTATCCAAGCCGCTGCTGTTGCCGTTCCACTTTCTACCTCTGTCAATCCTTTATCTCTTTGAATGTAGCATTCGTGTTGTGCTGTTAATTCATTGAATTTAGTGGTTGAAACACCTAAAACTATTATATCACAATCTTTTGGTGTTATTCCTAAATTCTTAACAGCGTGTGCCACTTGTGCAGCAACTTTGCCTTCGCTCATTTTTAAATTCTTAATGTAAATTGCTTTTATCTTCATATTTTAGTTATTTAAACCGCCACATACACATAACAGCAAGTATATTCAATTATGGTTTTTGTGGTTTATCCAAGTTTTGTGCTTCCATTTTTATTTTATCTTAATTTAAAGTTTAGTGCTTCTAAATCCGCAACTAAATATACTTGCGAAATCTTATAAGTCAGTTTGCTCTTTTATTTGTTTCAAGCAATACCAACAGTAATTTGTTTTAGTTTCACTTTCCTTACTTCCATAAGTAGAAGTGTAGTATTCTTCTGCTGTTATAAATTTATAAATGGTAGTTGCTCCAAAACAAGTTCCTTCTGTAAAACCATGTCTATAAGCCTCAATTATCTGCTCCTTCTCCATTGCTTTAGCTTGTACTAATAGTTCTTTTATTTTTTCTATTGAACAAAATTCATTAGATTTTACATTGTTTAAATATTGTAATAACCATTCTACTGCTGTTTGTTTCATAATGTTATTTGTTTTTAAATTTGTTAAACCAACTAAAGAAATTAGCTGGTCTTATTTCTCCTTGTGCTGTAACTAAACTACCTGTTTCTCCATCATCTTTATGTGTGAGTGCTTTTTGTAATAGTTCAATAACTTCTTCCTCACTATATCCTTGTTGTTGCTTTTCCATTGCTTTAGCTTGTTCAAGTATAGCATACCAAGTAAACTTATCTTTAGGTTCTTCCCAAAGCTGATGAAATAGCCACTCTACTGCTGTTTGTTTATTGTTTTCCATAGGTTTCTTTGAATATTTCTAATAGTTCCTTTTTGTC